TTGTTTGGTCAAAGGTTAGGCGGTACGGGCTTACAAGAAGCAGCTTATGAAGCTGGTAATAACGATACTAACAATGATGAAACATTTGCAGATGGTGGTAGAACGGATTCTGATGGAAATTTAGTTCGTTCAACATATGGAATTATTTCAGCATTAGAAAAGTATGGTGAATCTACTGCTACACATGATGCACAAAACGTATTTACTGTTGATAGTTCTTACGCTTATGGTGACTTTGTAGATGATATGGAAAAAGTATTTCAGTACATTCCAGAAGCAGGCGTTAAGCGTGCATTCTGTGGTGCTGGAGCACTTGGTTACTGGTCTAAAATGGCTGGTGCTTCAGGATTAGCTGGCAATTCAGGTTGGACAGTTTCCCTTGGAGACATGAAGCGTGATTCTCTCGGTTTTAACTACAGAGTACTTGAAACGCCTCACGGTATGTTGCAGTTGATTCCAACTCCAGCACTACGTGGGCCTTACAATAAGTATATGGCAGTTGTATCTGATGAGAATCTATTTCATGCAGTTTATCGTCCATCTGTATATCAGACAAACATTAAAATTGATAATGCCTTTGATGGTGTTAAAGATCAATACATGTCTGATGAAGGTGTTGGTATACAGCTAATTGAAAGTCATCATCTGTTTAAAATCACAGCGTAAGGAGGCTAATTATGGCTAGACCTTATATAGGTGGTTCACCTGCTAGTATTAAAGAAGTAACTGAAGCTGTTACATTAGTTGCTGCTGATCATGGGAAAATTATTCTTATGAATGCAGGAACGGATAATGTAGTTATAACCTTACCTGCATTAGCTAAAGGACTAGAGTTTACTTTTGTCCAAACAAAAGCTAGTGCTGGTTCTACTTGCAGAATAACACCCGTTGGTGGAAAAATCATTGGGTATGTTAGTCAACAAGAAGGTGAAAATGCAGATGCTACTACAGCAGATGGATTAGTATCGGTTTTAGATGGTGCTGATGACAAATATGTTCAACTAGACAAAGCAACTGGCCATTTAGGCGATTATATTAAAATCGTTTGTGATGGCTCAGATTGGTATGTTATAGGCGGCATAGGCGAATTTAGTCACGAATCATAAACTAAACGAATTGGGGGGGCTTTATGCTCCCCCAATTTCGGAGTTAATATGAAGAAAAAAATTAAAAAGAAAAAGAAATCAACAACAATGTTTGAAGCTGTTATTGAAGCTTTAAAAAAACCTTTAAAAATTTAATGACTCAAACACAATTAATAGAACTAGTCAAACAGCATCATCCAGAATTGGGTGAAGCTCAAATAAGAATATACTTAAATCAAGCCTTAGATGAATTTTGCAGAAAGACTAGGATATTAAAAACTTTATATACATTTAATACTGCAGTAGATAAAAGGTATTATAGTATTAGTGATGCAAGTATAATAGAGGTTACAAGAGTTGATTATGATAACTACAGGATACCAAGGCTAGTAGGTAGACCTGAAAAAATTGATACGGATATATAATGTCAGCAGAAAGAGAAAATGCAACAAAGCATGGTTGGTGGACAGAGCGAGATGCTATCGCAATTGTTAAAACATCTTCAACAGATACAACAACAAGTTATGTATCTCCTTCTGAAGTAAAGCAAGTAAATGTTCATGCAATAAAACATGATGAAGATTTTGTAGCAAGTGGTTCAGGTATTACTATGAGCGAGTCTCCATCAATACCAGATGAGTTTCATAGTGCACTTGCTAGTTTTGCTATAGCTAAGGGCTATGAATTAAAGCCAGAGATGATCAATCTTGCTGGATATTTTAAACAAGATTTTAATAATTCTGTTCTTGAAGGTAAGAAATACGCCAATAAAGACAGAGATGGCTCAGGATTTAATATAAAAGGGCATGATTTTTAATGGCTAATTTT